ATATCTATAAAAGACTAACAAAATGAGAAATTTTAACAAAGATTTTTCAGATAGGTATAAAAAAGAAAGGGGAAACCCTAGATACAGATTAACTGAAGATGAAGCAAACATTATTCAGCAATATAGAAGGGTAAAAGAAGAAGCTAAAAGTGAGGGTTTAAACCCAAATGATGTACACAGTGGTTGGATAAAATCTAAAAATGCAAGTTTATATTTTAAGAATGCAAATTTTAGATCAAGAGATTTAAAACAATTCAAAGAAGATTTAATTCAAGAGCTTCAGCAGTATGCACCAGAGTTTAAATACATTGAAAAGCCAAAGGTTAGTGATGGACATTTACTGTTGATATCACCAGCAGATATTCACATTGGTAAATTATGTAAAAGTTTTATAAGTGGTGAGGAATACAACAAGCAGAAAGCTGTAATTAGAACGCTTGAAGGTGTACAAGGTTGCCTAGATAAAAGCAGAGGTTTTAACATAGATAAAATACTTCTTGTTATTGGCAATGATGTGATGCACATTGATAGTTTTAGCAACAAAACCACAAGAGGAACTGAGCAAGATGTCGACGGAATGTTCTTTGAGCATTTTCACATTGCTAAAAGGTTGTATATTAATATCATTGAAATGCTGTTGGCATTTTATCCAGATTTACATATTATGTATAACAGCAGTAACCACGACTATTTAACTGGTTTTATGTTAGCAGATGTAATTGCTACATATTTTAAGAATAATAAGAACATAAGTTTTGATATTAGCTTACAATACAGGAAGTATTACAAGTATAAAAACAATTTAATCGGCAGTACTCACGGTGATGGTGCAAAGTGGGATTTATTGCCTATGCTTATGGCTGATGAATGCAAGGATTGGAGCAAGTGTAAGTACAGATATATGTTTACTCACCACGTTCATCACAAAATAAATAAAGATTATGTTGGTTTGTCACTTGAAAGCTTACGCAGTCCATCACCAGCAGATAGATGGCATTCAAAATACGGTTATACTTCATCTAACAATCAAGCAATAGAAAGCTTTATATTCTCAAAAAACAATGGTCAGGTAGCAAGGTTAACACATTTATTTTAATTTTTTTTTATTTAAGTATTGTATATTTATAATTATTATTTATATATTTACAAAAAACATTACAACTATGTTAGAATTAGAAAAAAAACAATTACCATATAACACTGAGGTTGTTATGAATGGTTTTAATAATCAAGAAATTTATATTCTTAAAGAAACTGAAAAAGCCTTTTTATTATGCTATAGTAAAATAGTAAAAAGAGGTACAAGTATGGTATCAGACCATAAAGAATTTAGTTTTTGGTGTCCTAAGTCAGTATGGTTTAATGATAGAAACTTTACTAATTATGGTAAAATAGATGAAAAAAATCCTGTGATTTTCAATCCACCTTATTTTTTAATTAAATAAAAACAACTATGAATAAAATTTTAAACATCATTGAACAGGTTGAGCAAGGTAAAATTACTGCTGAAGAATCTGTAAAACTTATTAAAGCAACAGTTCTTGACATTCAAGAAGATGAATTGCTTGATTATGTATTTCCAACTAAAAAATTCAAACAATGAAAAAGGAAATATTAAACACAACAGTGCTAGTAACTGCACTTTACATTAGTTACAAAATAATCAGTTATTTAATAATTAATCTTTAAAACAATGGTAAGAACATTCTATGTGCAGAAAGGCAAAGAAGATATAATGCACAAATTCAAAGAAACCAATGAAAAACTTGGTTTAAACTACTCAGCTACTCTTGTTGAGTTAATGCAAAAATTCAATAAAGAACATTCTAAAAAAGTAAAGGATGGAAGTAACAAGTAAACATAAAAGACACATTGTTACCCTATCTGACAGGCATACTGAAGTAGATGTTGAGATTGTACAAAATGACAATTTCAAATCTGTAAAATTCAAAAGCTTCAAAACTCAATATTCTATTTGTGTAAATAATGGTGAGTTTATGCAACTGCTAAAAATTCTTGAAACCTTAAAACAAGAGCTATGAATTACACATTGGAAGAAGAAGCACATTACAAATATCTGCAAGAGCGTTTAGATCAATGGCAAACACATCATTTTGAGCAAGAACTTCTTGGAAATGTTAAAAGCTGTTTAACAAGAGTTAACTGGCATAAAAACATTCTACTTAACAAACACACACAAATTTCTCAAAAGTCCCTTAGAAGCATTTTAAATGGCTTTGAAAAGGAAATCTACAACTTGGAAGATTTGCAAAGAAAACTAAGATTGATAAACTCAAAAAGTTTACGTTGCAAGACAATACTTTCAAAAACAAAACAACTACAATTATTAACACTAAAATTCATTAACGATGAACAGAAAAGAACAACTTAATACTTTGTTTCAAAAGTATGAGCTTGATGTTGAAGATACATTTAAGCACAAACACTATCACATAATCACAAGAAGTGGTATTGATAAAATTCAAGCAAGAGCAGAGATTTCAATTAATTATGATCTTAAGCATTATAATCCAGATTTAAAAACCTGTATAATCAAAGCAACAGGTAAATGCAATGATGTAGAGATACAAACCTACGGTGAGTGTTCCCCTGAAAACAACAGAAATGCTTATCCAGTAGCCATTGCAGAAAAGAGAGCAATGAGCAGAATAGTTCTAAAGCTATGTGGTTTTTATGAGCTTGGGGTGTTTGGAGAAGATGAAAGCGAATCCTTTAAAAATAATTAAGATGAAAAAAGATAGATTAAGTTATTCAGCATTAAGTGCTTTTAGTAAATCCCCAAATCATTTATTAAGCTATTGGAACAAGGAAGAAACACCTCCAACAGATGCACAGGAGTTTGGCAAACTGTTGCATAAAATGGTACTTGAACCTGAAGAGCTATTGCGAGAGTATATTCAATATGAAGGAAGAAGAGCTGGTAAAGCTTGGGCAGAGTTTCAAGAAAGGCATCCAAGCAAAACAATTGTAACTACAAAATTGTACAATCATTGTTATAAAACCTATAGCAAAGCTTTAGAAAATAAAGTATTTAAAGATTTACTATCCAAAACAACTGAAACTGAAAAGCACATAGAATGGCAGTGCAAGGGTGTAAACTTTCACGGGTTTGTTGATATGGTTGGAGAAGGTTTTATTGCTGATATTAAAACAACAACTGATGCTGGAGAAAGGTTTGAAAGAGATTTGTACTATGACAATCTTGGGTATATAATGCAGGGTGCAATGTATTTGGAAGCATTTCCAAAAGATACTGTTTACTATATTATTGCAATTGAAAAATCAGAACCTTACAATGTTCAGGTGTATGAATTATCTGAAAAATCAATTTACAGAGGAGTTGAAAAATACAATGATTTGGTTGATGCATTCAAAGAATGGGATGGGCAGCCAATGAGTTACAGTAGTGAAATAAAATTAATCTAAAAACAAATAAAAATGAGTGAAAAAAAAGTATACTGTGGAAGTGGTAAAAAACAAAGTGAAACTTGGTTAAAAGCTACAATAAACATCAATAAAATTAAAGACCATATTGAAGAGTTTAAGGGACATAAGTTTATCAGAATTAACATCAACATCAAAGATGAAATAGATCAATTTAACAAAGATGTTGCAATAAGTATTGATAAATGGCAACCTGAACCAAAAGCTCAAACTGAAAGTTTTGAAGATGGTGATGACTTACCATTTTAAACTTAACCTTGAAAGGTACTATAAAATACTATCCCTAAAATCAAGGGGTTACAGTGATAATGAAATAAAACACATTACTGGGTTAAATCTTGTAACAGTTAGGAAGTATTTATACTACTATGAATTCAAACATAAAAAGGGAGATTATGTCTCCCTTAATTCAAAACAAGAACCCTATTACAAAGATGAAATGAAGTATGGAAGCATTCCAACTTACAACTTTGATGATCTGAGTGAAACAGAAAAAGAACTTTATTACAACAACTTAAAAAAAAATAACTAATGAATATATTAAAAGAATTTCAAGAACTTATACCACCTTTAACAAACGAAGAGTATAAACAACTTGAAAGCAATTGTTTAGAAGAAGGTATTAGAGAACCAATTCTAACTTGGAATGATTATATAATTGATGGTCATAATAGATTTAAAATTGCTCAACAATGGAGCTTAGAATTTAAAACAGAAAGTAAAAGTTTTAATAGTGAAGATGATGTTAAAGAATGGATGATACTCAATCAATTCGGAAGACGTAATTTAACTAACTACCAAAGAACTGTTTTAGCACTACAATTAGAAGATGTATTTAGAGCAAAAGCAAAAGAAAATCAAGCTATACAATATAAAGGAAATTCACTTTCGCAGATTTCTGCAGAAGTGAAACCAATTGATACAAGAAAAGAACTTTCAAAAGTTGCAGCAGTTTCACACGATACAATAGCTAAAGTAAAAAAGATACAAGAGAAAGCACCAGAAGAAGTAAAAGCAAAATTATT